ATCTGGTAAATTCGCACCTCGGTCTTCGCCTAGCGACAGAAAATAATCATTCGTTTCGTTTACTATGCCAAGAAAAAAAACACAGAACCTAGAAAGCGTGTCAGTTGAGACGCTGATCCCTTACGTCAACAACAGCAGGACTCATTCGCCAGATCAAGTAAATCAGGTGGCTGCTAGCATCAAAGAATTCGGATTCACGAATCCTGTTTTGATCGACGCTGATAATATGATCATCGCTGGGCATGGCAGAGTCCAAGCGGCTATCAAGTTAGGGCTAACCGAAGTCCCTTGTTTACGCCTAGATCATCTGACAGATAATCAAAAGAAAGCGTACATCATTGCAGATAACAAGCTGGCGCTAAATGCTGGATGGGATGATGAACTTTTAAGGCTAGAGCTAGGCGATCTTGACGAGAATGATTTTGATCTTAGCCTAACTGGATTCAGCGATGACGAGCTGAAGAATCTATTGCTACCAGAGCAAGTAAACGGTTTAGTTGACGAAGATCAGGTTCCTGAAGTACCTGAAGATCCTGTCACGGTTGAAGGCGATATCTGGATCCTAGGCAACCATCGGTTGATGTGCGGGGATAGTACGAGCATTGATGCGGTTGAGAAGTTGATGCAATCAAACAAGGCTGACATGATTTTTACAGATCCACCATACGGAGTTGATTACAAAGGAATCAAAAATGATAACAGATCAGGTCTAGAAGATTTATTGAGGGCTGCTTTTGAAAATTATTATCTGACATCAAAATCGGGTGCATCTTGTTATATTTTTCATTCTGATAGATGTGCTGATATTTTTCACTCAACCTTCAGGGAATTTTTCCACTTTAGTAGCATGATTATCTGGGCTAAAAATAGCCTAACACTGTCGCAAACGGATTATCAAAGCCAGCACGAGCCATGCCTGTATGGTTGGGTGAATAATGGAACGCACAGCTTTTACGGGGATAGAAAACAAGTGAGCGTTTGGCACTTTAAAAAAGAAAAAACCCAAGGGCATACAACGCCAAAACCTGTGACATTGATTGAGAGAGCATTGACAAATTCAAGTAAAAGCGGAGATATCGTTTCTGATCTGTTCGGAGGATCTGGGTCTACGATGATAGCTTGCGAGAAAAATCATCGATCATGCTTCATGATGGAGCTAGATACAAAATACTGCGACGTGATCGTTAATCGATGGCAGGACTTTACTGGTAAAGAAGCTGTCCATGAAGATGGCAGAAAGTTTAACGATCTAAGAGGCGATGATGACTGAGGCAGGTGCGCCGACCTATCCCGTTGCGACTATCGCTAGACTGTTGCTTTTAACTGAACGAAGAGTCCAGCAGCTTGTCAAAGAAGGGGTTATTCCAAAGACTGAGCGCAATAGATACGAGTTAGCGCCAGCAGTCCAAGGGTATATAAGGTATCTGCAAGAAAGAATGGCGGGTAATACAGCAGCGCCAGCCGATATGCATCTGGAGAAGTCTAGGCTTGTAAAACTCCAGGCAGACAAAGCCCAAATTGAGCTGGATCATCTCAATGAGGTGCTGGTAAAGACAGAAGATGTAGCTAAAGAATGGGAAAATATCTTGACAGACATGAAATCAAAGGTGCTGTCTATCCCTTCTAAAGCAGCCCCCCTATTGAGTGGTCAAACAGAAATTCATGTGATCATGGATATGTTGCAAAAATTTGTTGAGGAAGCTCTGTTAGAATTATCAGATTATGGAAAACCTGTCCAAAGCGAAGAAGATCTTATTGAATGGGATGAAAATCCTGCGCCCACCACCAAAGCTAACGGTTAGCTCGTGGGCAGATACTTCTAGGAAGCTCGACAGTCAAACTAGCTCAGAGGCTGGACAATGGTATACCAGCAGGGCTGAGTACCAGCGAGGGATCATGGATGCGTGTTCTGATCCTAAAGTCAAAGAAGTCGTTGTCATGGCTGGCGCTCAGTTGGGCAAGTCTGAAGCCCTTCTCAATATCATAGGGTTCCACATCGATCATGATCCTTGTCCTATCCTGATGCTTCAACCTACAGAGTCTATGGCTCAAGCCTTTAGTAAAGACAGAATAGCTAATGGCCTCTTACGTGCGACGCCTGTCTTACAGGGGAAGGTTAAAGATCCACGAGCTAGAGACTCCAACAACACGACACTTCATAAGATCTTTCCTGGCGGCAGCATTAGTCTGGTCGGGGCCAACAGCCCTTCTGGATTATCCTCAAGACCTATCAGAATCTGCCTCGCAGATGAAGTCGACAGATTCCCTGCGTCTGCTGGATCTGAAGGCGATCCTTTGAGTCTAGCTAGGAAGAGAACAGCGACATTCTGGAATCGCAAGATCATTGCGGTATCTACTCCGACGATCCAAGGTGTCTCTAGGATTGAAGACGCTTACGAGAAATCAGACATGCGGGAATACTACATCCCGTGTAAGCATTGCGAGCATCAACAAACTTTGGTTTGGGCTAACGTCAGATGGACAGACGAAGATCCTGAGACTGCTGGGTATATGTGTGAGGAATGCGGCTGTCTTTGGACTGACGCTGACAGAAGGTGGTCAATCCGTAACGGACAATGGGTAGCCAAAGAAGACTTCAAGGGTGTAGCAGGATTCAAGATCTCTGGATTGTACTCACCGTGGACGCCGCTCGCTGATGGCGTAAGAGAGTTCTTAACTGTGAGGAAGAACCCTGAACAGCTAAAGGTTTGGACGAACACTTATCTTGGGAATTCTTGGGCCGATGCAGGTGAATCAATCGATCAGCTTTCGTTGTCTGAACGTCGTGAACCGATGGAGCAAATCCCTGAAGAAGTCGCATTCCTTACGGCTGGAGTAGATACGCAGGATGATCGTCTTGAAGTCTCTGTCATCGGATGGGGTAGAGACGACGAGAGCTGGGTTATCGATCACAAGGTCTTGTATGGCGATCCATCTACGCCTCAGATGTGGGGCTTGCTAGATCAAACTTTAGCCCAGCAATATGAAACAGAAGACGGCAGGCAGATGATTGTTCGTGCTGCTTGCGTTGACTCAGGTGGACACTTTACCAATTCGGTATATGCTTATTGCAAAAAGAACTATGGCAAACGGTACTTCGCAATCAAGGGTGTTGGTGGTGAAGGTAAGCCAATAGCAGGCAAGCCAAGCAAGAATAATTCTATGAAGTGTCCGTTATTCCCTATAGGAGTAGATGCGACTAAAGACTTGTTGTTTGCAAGGATGAGAATCAACGAGCCTGGGGCTGGTTATATGCATTTCTCTGACAAGCTGAACGATGAATACTTCCTCCAACTTACGGCTGAGAAGATCATCACCAAGTTCGTCCGAGGATATAAAAAACGAGTATTCCAGAAGATAAGGCCACGCAACGAGGCGCTTGACTGTATGGTGTATTCTATGGCCGCATACGCTATACTCAACGTAGATGTCAATACCATTTCTGATAGGATAAAATCTAAGCCAGAGCCCGAGACTAAATCGGAACCTATCAGACCACAAAGGCCCTTTATTCCGCCAATGAGTAAGGGGTTCGTTAATGCATGGCGGTGACAATGGCAGACAAACAAAATTACTTCGACGAGATACGAGAGGGTGAGCCCAAAACCATCGTTGTCGGAGATTATCTTCAGTGGAAAAAGAGCGACATCGCTGAAGTCTACGATCCTACTTTATACACTTTAAGTTATATCGCCCGAATTGCTGGCGGTGGTAACGAGATCAACATCACTGCAACTGACGGTGGTGGCTACTTCCTGATTCAAGAATCTTCTACTGTTACGTCTACCTATAATCCTGGTTATTACCACTGGCAGTTAGAGGTTACCCGCAACTCAGACAGCGAACGAATCGTCATTGATCGTGGCTTTGCTGAGGTTATTGCTGATCTTGACATCAATGCAAGCGATCCTCGTAGCCATTCTGAAATCATGCTAGATAAGATTGAGTCTCTGTTAGAGGGTAAGGCAGACGCAGACGTTTCTAGCTACTCAATCGCTGGTAGAAGTCTAACCAAGCTGACTTTCACTGAACTCATCGACGCTGAGAAGTATTTTAGAAAGAAAGTGGTATCTGAGAAGGCGAAACTAGACGCAGAGAACCATAGAGAGACTCAAGCGACGATTAAGGTACGTTTCTGATGGGAATACTAGATATTTTCAAGCAATCGCCTAAAAAGGCGCAGCAAATCGTTAAAAGAGAGTACGCAGCCGTTAATACGGGGCGTTTATTTGCTGATTTTACGTCTTCTGAGCGTTCTGCTGACAGCGAATTACGCAATGCAATCAAGCCATTACGGAACAGATCCCGTGATTTGGCGATGAATAACGAGTACGCAAGGCGCTATTTTGAGCTGCTAAAAGTCAACGTAGTAGGCGAAAAAGGCGTGTTTTTGCAGTCAAAAGCCCTTGATTCGGTCGGTAATTTAGACCAATCAGGCAACCAAGCAGTGGAAAATGCCTTCAAAATGTGGGGCAAGTTCGGAAATCCGACTGTTTGCGGCAAGTTATCATGGATTGATATACAAAAGCTCGCTGTTGAGCTACTTGCCAAGGATGGCGAGGCTTTTTTGGTGGTTCATCGTGGCGCTGAGTTCAGAGACTCCATTGCGTTGGAGTTTTTGGAGGCAGATCAAGTCGATGAGCAGTTAAACAAGAAATTAGACGGTGGAAACGAGATACGAATGGGTGTTGAGCTTAACCAGTTCAAGAAACCTATCGCATATCACATTTTGACGTATCATCCAGGCGATTATGACTACACAACGTCTAAGAAAAGCCCTAAGCACGTCAGAATCTCTGCTGATAGAGTTATTCATCTGTTTAAGCAGATTCGCCCAGGCCAGACTAGAGGCGAGCCTTGGCTTGCACCAGCAATCCCTGCGATCAAACAGCTAGGCGCATTCCGTGAAGCTGCGGTAATTAACGCACGAGTTGGTGCGTCTAAGATGGGTTTCTTCAAGACATCTGGCGGTGATGGGTTCTTAGCGGACGACTATGACGGGGCTGCACCGATTATCTCGGCCGAACCTGGGACGTTTCACAATCTTCCGCAAGGCGTTGACTTCCAATCCTTTGAGCCTGCCTTTCCTAATAACGAATTTGACGCATTCCACAAGTCTATCTTGCGAGGTATCGCCAGTGGATTGGGTGTTTCGTATACCAGCCTGTCAAACGACTTAGAGGCTACGTCGTACTCAAGTATCCGACAGGGAGCGCTAGAGGAACGAGACTTTTATAAGAATATGACATCGTTCTTCATTGAGCACTTCGTCCGAATCGTGTTTGACAAGTGGCTAGACGCTGCAATGCAGGTTGATGCATTCGGGATTCCTCTTACGCAATACGAGAAATTCTCAGTAGCGGCAGAGTTCCGTGGTCGAGGCTTCAGTTGGGTAGATCCGCAGAAGGAAATGACTGCTGCTGTGACAGGGTTGCAGAACGGCATCCTTTCTCTAGGGCATGTTGCTAGTCAGTATGGGATGGACACAGAAGAGCTACTTTCTCAGATCGCAAGAGATAAAGCGCTCGCAGAACAATTTGGTGTTCAGTATGCTATTGAGCCTTACGGGGCTAGTCGGGAAGAGCCAGTACCAGAAGACGAATCAGAGCGAGATCTAAACGAAGCCTTAGCAGAAAGTCTGAAAAGGGCGTTCAGCGTTGAAGATTAATCAGGCCATTGCGTTATTCGTTGAACGTCTACAGAGGCTTGATGATAAGCGACAACAAGACGTTGAAGAGCTTGCGGATCAAATAGAGAAAGTCCGTAAGTTCAAACTTATCCCTGGTGACAAAGGTGATAAGGGCGAAACGGGTGAGCGTGGCGATAGAGGCCCAGAGGGATTAGCTGGTCAAGACGGTAGGCAAGGTGATCAAGGCCCGAGAGGAGCGCCAGGGGCACAAGGCCCGAAAGGTGACAAGGGCGAACGTGGTGAGCCAGGATTACAAGGCCCAAAGGGTGATAAAGGGCCAAAAGGCGATAAAGGTGAGAAGGGTGACGTTGGCGCACAAGGTAAGAAAGGCGCAGACGGACGATCAGGAAGAATTCCACGCCACAAGATTCAAAACGGAGCCATAGCGTTTGAGCAACGTCCTGGCGAGTTCGGCGAATGGATCAAATTCAATATGACCAACCAGTATTATTCTGGTGGCCGTGGTTTGACTTGGACTGATTACGCAACTGGGTTTTCAACTGAGCCTACGTTGTTAGAAACAATCGCAGAAGGCGATGTTTACCAGTATACTTACAACGGCGGGACAACTGCGTATAGGTTAGTGGGAAATCCTGCTGATGCGTTTTATTCAAATTATGATTCCGCAACGGATACGTTGACGGGTTTACTAGCTGAGAAACAAATAAATATCTGAGGTGAAGAATGGCTTTTGAACCACTTGACTGGGAGATTACCCGCTCATCAGGGAACATCCGTTACATAGGTGCAGACCACGACGGCACTGCGGGATCTAACGGACGAACGACTCCAACTTATGCTACGGTGATTGAATTTCACCGAGCTTTACAAGACTTTGCCGATGATGCGTCTTCTAGCGGTGATGATCAGCTAGACATTACAGACGATAACCCGTCTGATCGTTCAACAGATAACATTATCACACTGCTAGGTTCTTATAACATTGATGACGCAGCCAGTGAGCATTTGTATGACGGATCAATCATTCAGTCATCAGGTGATGTTATCTATGACGGCATCGTAAACTTTGGTAACGCTCCAACGATTCAGGTTGTTCAGAATGGAACAGTTATCGCTGATGACTGGTGGAACAACGATCCGCAAGGTAACAGCTTAGGCCTTAACTCTGATCCTGCTGGCGGTATCTCGCATCGGTTCATGGTTAAAGTACGGACTGGCGGTGCTGATACTGACGGACGAAGACTGCTTGGTTTGTCTCGTGACTATGGTTTTACATATGCAGAGTTTGCGATTTCTGCTACGTCTCGTGGTAACAACGTTCTAGCATTATCAAGAGCAACTGACTTAAACAATGCTACAGCTTCTGGAACTGTTGCAGCTTATGACACTTCTGCAACGACTGTTGGCTATGTTTCCTTAGACGTAGATAATAACGGCACTGATGAGAACTACTACATTCAGTGGGATCTTGGTACTCGTACAGCGATCAATGATCTCTATGAATACGTGAAGTACGTAACACGAAATGGCACGGCTGAAACGTTGTTTGGTTTGAATGGTCTACTGTTCCGTGGTGTTACTCATGAGCTTTCATTAAGTGGTACTAACTCAGGAACGTTTAGCGCTTTTGAGCCTGTCAGCTGGACTGGCGGTACTGGTCAAATGCTCGCCATTGATAATACTACAGCATCATCTGCAACCAAGATGTATATTCAGCTCTTGACAGGTTCAGCACCTGCTGGATCTACGCTGATAACTGGTGGAACATCTAGCGCAACTGCAACCACTTCAGGAACTGCTACAGAGCGCACAGTAGAATCTACTTCTGCGCCAGGACTTGGTGTATCTACGGGTTCAGCGATCATTGGCGCTTACGGTGTCGGTGTAACGCCTGCTGACTTGGGGCCAAACGACAAAGTGTTTGACTTAACAAATACTCAGATCACGCCCCCAAACAATGTGACGTTTAGCGTTACTGGTTTGATTAGTGGTGAAGACAGGGTACTAGTAGGCCCGTCTTCTGGCGGTACTACGCTGGACACGGCACAGTTAGCGTCTGCTACGGCTGTATCTGTTGGCTCAGTACCTAGCACGTTTAGCGTAAGCACAACGATCCCAAGCGATACTCCATCAGCAGGTACGATCCGTGTAGAAGATGATTCTGGATTCTATGTCTTGGTGAACTATACTGGATTCTCAGGATCAGACTTCACGGGATGTACAGGAACATTTGCTAATGCATCAGCATCAGGCAAAAACGTCTTTATTTCGTATATCGACGAGCTTGCAAGCGCAGCGTCAGCAACATTCACTGCGGTATACAATGCCGATAGAGATCTAGTAGTTAAGGTCAGAGACGGTGGTGCTAGTCCGATCAAGGAGTTCATCACTGGTGCAACCTTGGGAACTAACGGCGGTTCAGTAGCAGCGATTCGCACAAGTGATGCCTAATGACAGTTTCCGTCGCCTTCAACGGTACGCCTATCAACGCAGCCGACTCGTTGACGGGTTGGACTGCTTTAAAGATTAGCGGTACAGGCGGAGGCCCGTCTGCCGCCGCCGCTGATGGTGCTATTGAAGGGAGCGGAGCTGTTACGGCTACGGTATCTAGGCAGTTTGTTGCTCTTTACTATGATGTTGGTGCAGGAAACGAGTTAGATTTTGGCGTAGGCGGCGCTAACGAGGGCCAGATGATATATATCTGGGGAAACTTCCTAGCTGCTGCACTGCTCAATAACCAGAACGCTAACGGGTTTGGTGTTTTTTTAGAATCATCAACGCCAGGAACTGGTCAGTATCATTGCTGGACGTTTGACGGTGCGGACACATACGCAGGTGGGTGGAAAAGATTTATTCTTGACCCGACGTTAAGCGCAACCACCTCTTCAGGAACGGCTATAAACACTGGATCAATCCGTTATATCGGGCTGTTCGCTGATGTCGGCAACACAACCGCACGATTTGACAACTTGATTGTTGATTCTATCGATGTCGGCACTGGTATTACAGTCACAGGCACCAGCACTGATGGGTTGTTTAAGGAGTTAGCGGCAAACGAAGAGGCTAACAGATACGGTATTGTTACATCGCTAAACGATTCAGATACAGCTTTTGAATTAGCGGGGAAATTGATACTAGGAGACACGACCGCAGCCTCTACAATTACCGATGAAGACTCAAAGATTTTTGTCGCAGAACCCAAGTACTACAACGGCGTCCAGACCACGAGAACTGTACCGGTTACTTATTTCGGCATAGAGGTGGTTGGAGGTGCTGGTAATCAGAGCCTAAAACTTGGACAGGAGGTAGGCACTACAGACGGGCGAAATGGTATCAGCTTTGTTGGTAATGGTACTTACACTACGGGCATTGATTTTTCGGACGGAAATGTAGAAACAGGAGATTGGCTAGGATGCACTTTAGAAAACATACGTGGCACACTTAGCTTTGATTCTTCTAACCACAAGTTTAGAGGAAATACGCTAGTCGATTGCGGTTCTGTGGTTTTTACTTCTGGTTCCACTGCAAGTGATTGTTCGTTCGTAAATTGCCAACCTGCCTTTCACGCAGACGCATCTTTAGTTTCCTGTTCATTTATAGAAGGCATAGGACTTACAGCGACTGTGACCTCTGATTTGAGCAACTTATCATCTTGTAGATTTGTAAAAGGTACATCAGGCCATGCAGTACAGGTAACTTCTGTCGGCAGTGGCACTATGACTTGGGACTGTACTGCGGTTGACTATGATGCTGGCGCAACAGGCAGTCCTGTTACTCCAACGTCTACAGGAAGTGAAACAATTTACGTCAGCACCTCAAGCGGCTCTTTGACAATAAACGTAGCTGATGGAGCAACAATCCCATCTATCAGAAGCGCAGGTGCAACGGTAAATGTTGTAGCTGGGCAACGTACATTTACGGTAACGGTTCAGGATATTAATACTGGTTCAGCACTACAAAACGCTAGAGTCTATGTTACGGCAGCAGCAGGTGGTGCACTGACAGAAGGCACAGTGATTATTGACAAGGCTCTAACAAACGGTAGTGGGCAGGTAAGTGATACTAGAAGCTACTCTAGTGATCAACCGTATACGGGTAACGTTAGACTCGCTTCTAGCGGTGTTTTTTACAAGTCAACAACAATAAGCGGAACTATTTCTAGCTCTAATGATACTGACTTAACAGTAAGCATGATCCCTGATGAGTAACGTGCTAGAACGTAACATCAACACAGTATTTGATCATTCAAAGAGAAATACTATGTTGATCAATGACTTAGAGAACAAGGTAGCAGTCTTAGAGGCTGAAATCCTATGGTCTAAGGCACAGATGGACGATATGCGAAGACAGATCCAAGCATTGCAGGTTAAATTATTCAGCGGAGGTGCTACTAGTGGCAATCTCCATTGATTGGCCTACGGGCGTAATAACTGTCCCAAAGGCAGACACTACGCTGATTCAGTCTACGCCTACCGAGATACGGCAGCTAAACCTGGATACGTTCAGACTTACGCTAAAGGACTTAGAAGATGATCCTGCGGGTATGCCGTGGCCTAAGACGCATAACCATAACACCTCGGTGACAGTAGGTGGGGTAACGCTGGCTCGTGTAATTGAGATCATCAACGGTTACACAGTTACTTTTGAGGACGGTCAGTATGCCGTCAACCTCGTAGGCGCTAATAGTAACGTAGGTGATGTGGTTAACGTAAACCAAGTCTCTGTTAGATCTGCTAACTCAGCAGGCTTGCAGGATCTATCGACTATCCTAATTGCGTCATACAACGGAGAGGTTTGTGTAGATGTCAATTCTTCAAACTCAGGAACTGACATCCCAATAGGCACAAGAAAGACGCCAGTTAATAACCTAGCAGATGCTAAGTTGATCGCTGATGCCAATGGCATACATCAGATTAGAATACTTAGCTCTATGACTATCGCCGATGTTGATTTTAGCGATGGATATGCTTTTACCACAGATAGCCCTGTTACTGAGACATTGACGTTTGATCCATCTGCAAACATAAGAAACTGTGATTTCGTCAATTGTAGGATACAAGGAACGCTGGACGGCAATAACATCTATCGCCAGTGTGTATTGTTGAACGTAACCTACACGTCTGGTTTTGTTTTCCAATGCAGCTTGAATAACACTATAACGCTTGAGCCTGGAGCTATGCTCGGAGCATTGGACTGCTTCAGTAATACTCTGGCAGGCGAGCCTAACCCAGCAATTGACTTTAATGGAAGCGGACAGCTATTGCTGCGTAACTATGCAGGCGCTATAGAATTAAACAACCACACCTCAGACGATCCAGATGGCGATGTATGTATAGATATGGCGTCTGGCGTGGTGATTATAAACTCAAGCTGTACTGCTGGCTTTATGCCTATTAGAGGTATAGCAGACGTTAGAGACTTCAGTACGGGCACTTGTGACGTTCGGGATTTGACAGTCAATGCTCTTGTGGAGACGAATACTGCGGGACTGAACGTGATTAACGAGGGTGTCAAGAAGGCTTCTAAACTTATTCCACATAACACTGATATTTAGTAGAATCAAGCATGGCTAGTTATAAGGGCAAAGAAATAAACACGACGCCTAGTGACGCAATGGCTAAGGAGGCCAAGCGTGGACTGGAATGGCGGGAAGAATACGGCAGGGGTGGAACTGCTGTTGGTGTTGCCAGAGCCAGAGATATCTCTAACAAAAGAGAGTTATCGATAGAGACAGTCAATCGCATGTCTAGTTATTTTGCGAGGCATGAAGTTGACAAGAAAGGCGAAGGGTTCAGCCCTGGTGAAAAAGGATATCCAAGCGCAGGCCGTATAGCCTGGGCCTTGTGGGGAGGGGACAGCGGACAGGCTTGGGTTAGACGCATTAAAAAATCTATGGAAGCAGCAGACGAAAGGGCTGATGATATGGAACTAGAAGAAAGACACGTAGTAAATGTCACAGAGACTGAGGATTCCTTTGTCATTGAGTTGGCAAAAGATGAGCAGCGTGATGAAGACTACGAAGCCATGAAAGAGCATATGGAAGAAGAGCGTTCAGCTAAGGTTGAATACCGAGCTATCCATATGGAGAAAGGCCCAATCGATGAAGAAATGCGAACAGCAATGATCGCTATATCATCAGAAGAGCCTGTTGAACGATCTTTCGGCATGGAAGTATTAGAACATTCTGAAGAAGCTATTGATTTATCATTCTTAGCTTCTGGCAGAGCCCCGTTATTGCTGGATCACGATCCAAAACAGCAGATCGGGAAAATTGAATCTGTTGAACTCGACAGCGAGTCCCGTCGACTACGGGCCAAGGTACGTTTTGGACGAAACGGTATCGCTGCTGAAGCGTTTGACGATGTTGTAGATGGCATCAAAGCTAACATTAGTGTTGGTTACGCCATCAACAAAATGGAAAAGCGTGGCAAGGATACATACGTAGCCAAGTCATGGCGTCCAGTAGAAGCAAGTTTGGTATCGATCCCTGCTGATGTGACAGTCGGCGTTGGTCGTTCAGACGAGCTTTCCACCATAACTGTAACTGAAAACTCTAAGGTGATTCCTATGGAAAACGTAGAAAACGCAGTTGATGTTGCAGCAGTACAAGCGGAAGCTCGTAAGGCTGAACAGAAGAACGCTGCACAAATCGTTGAGCTTGGTGCTCGACACAACCAGAGCGAAATGGCTCAGAAAGCTATTCGTGATGGCAAGTCAATTGAGGAGTTCCGAGGTGAACTGCTTGAGTCAATTGGCTCAGAGAAAGCCCTGCAAGCTGAAGATATCGGCATGACTGATAAAGAAGTTAAGCGCTTCTCAATCCTTCGTGCGGTAAACGCTCTTGCTAACCCACATGATCGACGTGCTCAAGAAGCCGCTGCTTTTGAATTTGAATGTTCACGAGCTGCTGCTGATCAGTATGGACGAGCAGCACAAGGCGTGATGCTTCCTGCTGATGTACTTCGTAACTGGAAGCGAGATTTGAACAGCACTGATGAAGCATCATTGTTCACGGATGATTTCCGTGGCGGTGAGTTCATCGACGTTCTGCGAAACTCTTCTTCTGTCATGCAAGCTGGCGCACGTTTGCTGAATGGCCTTTCTGGCGATGTTAAGATCCCCAAGAAGGCAACTGCTGCTGCTTCTAGCTGGGTAACTGAAGGTTCTGCCGTTTCTGAATCAGAAATGACTGTATCTTCTGTCAGCATGACGCCGAGGCATCTTGGGGCGTTTACGGACATCACACGACAGCTCATGCAACAGTCATCATTAAGCGTTGAAGCTCTTGTTCGTGATGATCTTGCTCAAGCTATTGCTCTTGCGATTGATCTGGGCGCACTTCAAGGCGACGGAACTGGTGGCGCACCCACTGGTATCAAGAACACTGCTGGAATCAACACTGTTGACTTTGGTACGCCTCCACCGATCTTAGTTCCCACTTTCCCACAAGTAGTAGAAATGGAAACCAAGGTCGCTGAAGACAATGCTCTTCGTGGAAACTTGGCTTATATCATGAACGCTGCGATGGTAGGTGCTTTGAAGACTACCGAGAAAGCAACTGGAACTGCACAGTTCGTAGTTGAACCTGGTGGTACGGTTAATGGCTATAGGGCCATCGTATCTAATCAGGTTGCATCAGGTGATGCCTATTTTGGCGATTTTGACTCGCTACTCGTAGGTTTTTGGAGCGGCCTTGATATCCTCGTAGATCCATATGCTGGCGCTACTAGCGGTAATGTACGAATCATCGCAATGCAAACTTGCGACGTTGCAGTACGACACGCTGTTAGCTTCTGTATCGGAAACGACGGCGGTAGCTAATACCAACAATGATGAGCGGGGCTTCGGCCCCGCAAGTCTTGGTGATCTATGAAATATCAAGTATTAAAAAGCTGCGTCATCAATAAAAAACCTGCTCAAGCGGGATCTATTGTTGACGTAACTGGTGATGAAGAAAGGGCTTTGTTATCGATGGGCAGAATCATGCCTTACGATGAGCCTAAAGTAGAGAATCGATCAGTAGGCTTAGACGAGTCAGACGAGCAGCCTAAGCGTCGGGGACGGCCTAAGAAGAATGGTTGAGACAGCCGATGATAGATTGATCATGTTGTCTGATTTTGGCGTTGATGCAACCTATACGCCAGACGGTGGATCTCCGTCAACGATCAAAACCATTTTCCTTAACGAGTATTACTCTGTTGATGCTGGAACGGTTGGTATGGAAATGAGCCAGCCCATAGCAGTTATTAGGACAGCAGATGCTCCTAATCTAGCGCACAACGATACGTTCGTTATCAGCGCAGTCACTTATAAAGCTGTCAATGTTCGCCCTGATGGAACAGGGATGACTGAAGTAGCCCTGGAAGAGCAATGAGCCACGTAAGACAGCAGATTAGAGAGCAGGTAGCGACTACCGTTACGGGACTGGCTACAACGGGATCTAACGTATTCCAGTCTAGGGTTTATCCGCTACAGGATGCCAATCTGCCTGCGTTGCTGGTATATTCAATTAACGAAGATTCAAACGCTGATGTCATGGGCTCTACTTTAGTAGCCCAGCGGGATCTGAACATCGTGATTGAAGGTTACGTCAAAGCCACTACTGACTTTGATGACACGGTAGACACCATTTGCGCCCAGGTAGAGGCTGCAATGGGTGCTGACAGGACATTGAATAACCTAGCTAAATTCAGTCAGTTAGTGTCTACAGAGATCAACTATAACGGCGAGGGTGAAAGCCCCGTAGGTGTTGTTACCTTGACTTATGCGGTACAATACAGAACAGCCGTTAATGATGCGGAGTCTAGCCTATGAAGGAATTAGTAAGCCCTGATGGTAAAACTAAAATCAAAGTTCATCCTTCTAAAATAGAATCAATGATGAATAAAGGATGGAAGGAAGAAGGTTCTAAGGCGAAGCGATCGCCAAAGAAAAGCGAAGAACAACCCCTAGAGGAAAAAACCCAAGAGGATTGATAAATGGCAGCAACTATTGGACGTGACGGAAAGATCACAGTAGGAGGTACGGCTGTTGCCTCTTTACGTAGCTTTTCAATTGAGGAAACCGCAGACGTAGTAGAAACTACAGCTATGACTGATACCGAGAGAGGTTATAAGGTAACAGTAACTAGCTTCAGCGGATCTGCTGATGTCTACTGGGACCCAGATGACGCAGGGCAAGATGCTCTGACTATCGGGGCAGAAGATACAGCTATTATTTTCTATCCAGAAGGTGATGCTGGTGCTAGTGGTGATGTTTATTATTCTGGCGCAATGCATATTACCTCTATCACAAGATCTGCATCTTTTGATGGAATGGTAGAGGCGTCAATCCAATTTCAAGGTAATGGCGCACTGACTGAGACCACTACTCCGTAATGAGTATTCTTGATCAGGCAAAGAAGCACTATCAGGACGTTCTTAGTTCAGATCCCAAGCCTATAGAAATCCCCGAGTGGGGCGGTCAATACTTCGTCCGTCCCCAGATTTCCGTCAAAAAGAAGATGGAAATTCAAGCAAAGCTAACAGGGGATAAGATGGATGAAGGGCTTGCTCTGACTTTGATCTACTACATGATCAACGGTAATGGCGATGCTTGTTTTAAAAAAGCAGACATGGTTGATATTTGCCGCTCAGTAGATCCAGACGTTCTGATCAGAGTAGCTAGTGAAATCGCAGAGATGCAACCACAAGCGGATGACATAGCGGGAAACTAAAAAACGATCACGTCCTATTCTTCTGCTATCAACTAGCGGAACTGCTGCATAAGACAGTAGCTGAAATCATGGAAATGGATGTGGTCGAGTTTGAAGGTTGGGTTGCATATTTTGAGGTGAAGGATGGCAATCAGTCCCGTTAACATTCCGATAAGCGCAACTGACAAGTTCTCCAAAACATTTGGGAAGGCGCAGGGCGGATTAGCTAAGTTAGGCAAAGCAGCAGCTCAGACTGCGACTAAGGTAGCTAAGATCGGGGCAGCATTTGCCGCAGCAGGTGCAGCAGCGGGGATAGCATTAACCAAGGCATCGATGGAAAGTATTGATGCGCTTGCTAAGACTGCGGATAGAATTGGGATCACTACTGAATCCTTGCGTAGTCTACAGATGTCAGCAGCCCTTGCTGGCGTAGAAAACAAAACCCTGGAAAAGTCTTTACAGAACCTAGCAGTTGGCGTCTCTGATGCCGCTGATGGGACTGGTATTGCCAAAGACGCATTCATTGAGCTGGGCCTAAGCGCTCAACGACTAGAGAAGCTACCTTTAGATCAGCAGATGTTCTTGGTCGCAGATGCGATGAAGAATGTTGAAAACCAGACTGACAAGGTACGAATAGCCACTGATTTATTCGGCGCTCGTGGCGTTGCTGTTCTTAATATGATCGGCGGAGGTTCAGAGAATCTCAAGCTGATGGCAGAAGAGACAGAGAAGCTAGGACTAGCGATATCTCGTGTTGACGCTGCAAAGATAGAGCAGGCTAACGATGCGGTTACTCAGGCCAAGGGAGTCTTTGAGGGCATAGGTAATCAGTTAGCGGTTTCTTTCAGTCCGTTGATTAAGCAAGCCGCAGACAACTTCAGGCAGGCAGCACTAGACACAGAAGGGTTCGGTAGTATCGGACAGCGTGTAGCCCAGGCCGTTGTTAGTTCTTTCGGCAAGGTTGGGGACGTACTACATAACCTCGTTTTAGGGTTTGCATTCATCAAGCGATCAATGCTTGAAGTCGTTCAGACAATCATGCAGAAGCTAAATCCTGCATTCGTTAGCTTCTCAAATCTGTATAACACGATAGCAGGCGTCTTTAAGATGGATCTGATCCCGTCTGATGCACTTGCTAGAGCTGCTATGGATGTGGGTAATTCCATCATGGAGGTTAACGATCAGATAGCCACCATGACGAATGCGCCACTTCCTAGTGAAAGATTCCAAACATTCTTTGAGGAAATCCAAGCTGGTGCTAGAGCTACTGCTGAAGCAATTGCAGATGCTGCGCCAGGAAAAGTGATCGCTGAAGGTACGAGCAAGGGAACGGAAGAAGCTGTTAAGAAGCTGTCATTCTTTGAAGAGCAAGCCATAGCAGGTGAGAAGAAGCGTAAAGAATTTATCATGAAGTCTACAACGGCTCAGACTAGCCATGTTTTGGGCGAGTTAAGCAACCAGTTCGCAGGCGTTGCTAGTAATAACAAAAAGCTGTTCGCATTGAATAAAGCCTTCCAGATTGCACAAGCGATCATGCAGACTTACCAAGGCGCTACCCTAGCTATCAGCTCGTATCCGCCTCCGTTATCGTTTGCTATGGCAGCAGCTCAAGTAGCGGCTGGTTTAGGGCAAGTAGCCCAGATTAAGGCTCAGTCATTTGAAGGTGGTGGTTTTACTGGGTTTGGTGCTAGAGCTGGAGGCATCGATTCAAAGGGAGGATTTTTGAGTGTGCTACATCCCAATGAATCAGTCATAGATCACACCAAGGGCCAAGGCCAAGGCATTACGATCATCAATAACGTGGATGCTCGTGGCTCTGGCCCAGAAGTGGATATTAAGATCCAGCAGGCTATGCAGGTAACGTCTCAGCGAACGATAGAAACAGTACAAGATCTGATGAGAAGGCGTAGATTCGTATGACAACTTACAACTTCGCAACAGAGGTTGGTGTAACTCCGACTACTCAGACTTGGGAACTGATCACGAACACTAGGACGTTTCAATCTCCGCTGACTAACGCTATCCAGACGCAGACTAGAAAAGGCTCGTACTGGAAGACAACGGCTACTTTTGACAACCTACAAGGCGCTGATAGGGCCAAGATGCAGGCGTTTCTGGCCAAGTTAGACGGACAAGTTCATAGGATCTTCTTTACCGATTACGGTTACAACCGATCAGGCAATGCGCCTAGCGGGGATTCAGTGACTAATCTATTAGTCAAAGGTGCTGGCCAGACAGGATCTAGCTTGATCGCTGACGGCGGTGATCTAACGAATACCGACTATTTCAAAGCTGGTGATTACGTAGCATTCAATAATGAATTCCACATTGTTACGGCTGATTGCTCTACCGACGGGTTAGGAGAGATAACAATTCCCATAGCCCCACCGCTCAGAAAGTCGCCTGATGACGACGATCCCATCAATTTCACGGTTCCTCTTGCGGTAATGATCGTTACTTCTACTGCGTCATGGGATACACGGCCAGGACGGGTATCTAACTTCACTATTGAAGCTATTGAGGATGTCTTGGCATGACTCGTGGCTTTTCTACTGCTGTCAATACAGCTCTACAGGCCCAGAATGTCAATCTGGTTATGTTCGCCAAGTTAGAGTTTCCTAGCGGGACGCTCTACGTTCACAACGGGCTTGGTACTTATAACTGGGACTCGCAAGACTGGCTAGGCGTCGGTGATCTAGGTTCTATCTCTAAGGTAGAAGAAGGAACAGATGTTAGCCCCTATGCCATTACGCTTACGCTATCAGGGTTAGATTCTACAATGTCAGGTGCAGCGCTGACTGAAGATTACTTCATGCGTCCTGTTACCGTTTACCTCGGGTTACTGGATTCAGATGATGTCTTGATCGATACGCCTACTCAGATCTGGGAAGGGCTGATGGATCAGATGAACCTTACCGTCGGTGCTGACGGCGGGGATGCTATTCAGCTTATCGCTGAGTCCGAGCTATCACGGTTTGATAAGTCTAAGAACCTGATGTACACCAACGCTAACCAGCAACAGAGATATGCTGGTGATTTGTTCTTCAGTCATATTCACAAGGTGGAAGGGGCAAAGATCAAGTGGGGTGCAGCATCAGGTGGGCAAGGCCCAGTAGATAATAAACAGACTCCAGGCGATATCAAAGAATACCGTGAATTCCGCTCTTAAAGTTCTACAAGCCCTGAATAAGTGGGAAAAGAAGGACTTTGATTACGGTTCAGTAGATTGCTGTCAGTTCGCAGGTTTCATAGTTAAAGAGCTAACAGGCAAAGACTATCTAGCTGATTTCCACTATAATTCTGAGACAGATGCTGAGTCAATTATCAAGGACTTTGGCGATCTGGAAGACACTGCTGCGAGCGTTCTAGGGACGCCTACAGAGGATATTAGATCCTTGAAGGATGGTAGCCCTGTCATTGTAAAAACGCCTCAAGGCCAAGTTATGGGCGTTAAACTGGGCAAGACAGCAGTATGTCTGGTACAGAAGGGAATAATTAGAATCCCTTCAGAACATATCGCATCAGGTTGGGACGTATGGGCTGGATAGTACCTACAATCAAAGGAATTTTAATTGGAATAGGTTCTGCTGCAACGCTTGGTGCGGCTGGGACTGGTGCGTTTGCTGCTGTAATAGGAGGAGCAGTTGTTGTCGGAGCTGCTCTAGCCGCTAAGAAGGTCATGGGCCTCTTTGAAGTAGAAATGCCCAAAGTCGATACTGATCGATCCCGTCAAGCTACCGTCAAGTCTACAACCGAACCCTACAAGATCATTTATGGTCAAACTCTTGTTTCTGGGCCTATTGCCTTCTTAGGTACGGCAGGAACGGACAACAAAGATCTCTACTACGTTATCGCTCTAGCAGGCCATGAAGTCAATGACATCACGGACATGCATTTTGATGATGTTGTTATCTCAGATGCAGACATCGGCGGTGGTTCTAGCGCTGGCGGTAACGTTACAGGCTCTGGGATCTTTGGGCCTAAGAACTCAAAGACTATTGTCAAAATCAGCAAGTATCTTGGGACATCTACACAGACTGCCGATAGCGTTTTAACTGCTGCCTTTCCTACTAGATGGACATCAGCTCATACAGGTAAGGGAATCGCTTACGTCGTTACTAAGTGGACGCTAGACGAGGATTCGCAAGAGACTTGGGATAAATATACACCTCAGAACATCAAGGCTCTAGTACAGGGTAAGAAGCTCTATGATCCACGGTTAGAGTTTGCGGCTGTATCGACTTACGGACAAGACATAAGCAACGCAAGTTATATAGCCTACGGTGATAATCCAGCCCTTTGTTTGGTTGATTACCTGATTAACTCAGACTATGGAATGGGGATAGCTGCGTCTAAGATTGATTGGGATGCAGTAGTCACAGCCGCTGATGGTTGTGATGTTTCCGTTTCAGTCCCAGGAGGTTCTGAGTCCAGGTTTACGTGTAACGGTGTCCTGTTCGGTACTGATTCGCACAGAACGAACATCAACAAGATCCTGAGCTCAATGAACGGCAATCTTTCCTATGTGAATGGGAAGTATGTCATGCGTGCTGGGATCTACGAAGCACCAGCGATAAGCCTGAACGAAGATGATCTGATCTCTGGGTTGTCAATTAAAACGTCTTTGGAGCGTGGTGATCGATTCAATACGATCAAAGGCGTCTTCATTGATCCTAGTCAGAACTACAAGTCCACAGAGTTTCCAGAGGTACAACTAGCCGATGCCCTGAGTCGGGACAACAACGAAGTTTTAGACAAAGAAATTGCGCTAAATATGACTAATTCGTCGTATATGGCACAAAGGATTTCTAACAAGCTGATCCAATTATCTGATCAGCAAAAAGTCGTTAGCTTCCCCGCAAATTTATCTGCGATGCGTGTTGCCGTTGGTGATCGTGTCCAGGTTTCTATTGAAGAACTTAGCTGGTCTAACAAAGTATTCCAGTGTCTAGGATGGACGTTTAGTGAAGAAGGTGGTGTCAATCTTACGTTACGTGAAGACTCGTCCACGTCGTATGCAGACCCTGCTGTCGGAGACTATTCTACAGTTTCTGCTACTGGGGATATTGATCCTGGGTTTCGTGGAGTCCCTGGCCCGTCTGGTCTAAGCGCTACTGCTGGTCTCAAGAACGTAGAGCTGGATTGGGTTAATCCTCCAAATAACAAAGATTTTGAGTCTATCTTTGTCTACGCATCTCCGAATGGTAACTTCTCGTCAGCAGTAAAGATCGGTGAAACGGACGGGACTCAGTTTGTTCATGACTTCGCCAACGGTATTGATGCAGTAAGCCCTGGTGACACTCGTTACTACTGGGTGCGAGCTGTTAGGTACATCGGGACTTCATCTGAGGCTCAGTCTATCTTAGAGCCTAATGCTGATCCCAACACCACGGTTTTCGCCACAGTCGGAAGAGTCGAATGGACTGATGTTTCTGGTTCAACTGGGGCACCAGAGGACAACGCTACCGTCGGGGCTACGATTGGGACTGATTTATATGATATTGATGATACAACCGTTATGGGGACGACGGATGTAAAGAATCAGGTCACGGTCAATATAGAGGATGAGGATAACGTTATACTGGAAACTGAATTAGGCGATAGATTACTAATTCAAACATCAGGAGACGTTGGCCTTTACACTTACACTGAAGTCACGGCTTTAGGTGCACAGTATTCAATCAAGATCGATAATGCTGGTAGGGTTGCTGGATTTGGCCTTTCATCTACGCTTCCTACAGATACGAATGATCCAGCATTCAGCGAATTCACAGTCCTAGCAGACAAGTTCCAAGTAGTAGATCCAGCATCACCTAGCGACGATCCGTTCATCCCGTTTGTAGTAACAGCAGACAAGATTGAGATGAACACTGATGTTCGTATCAGCGGTGATCTGATTACGCTTGGGACTATTTCTGCCGAAAGACTTCAGATTGACAACATTACCCTAGATACTGACGGAAGCGGCAATCTGATCATTAAGCAAGATGGAGTCACGTCTTTACAGATTGCGGCATCAGCCGTTGGGAATACGCAACTCGCAGGAGATGCAATCAGCAAAGATAAGTTTCAAGCAGACGTAAATCCAATTGAATTAGGCGACACACTGCCGGTTACTGCTTCTCAAGGGGATATGTTCTTCTTGACTACCGACAATAATCTTTACAGGTACAACGGCACCTCATGGACTAAAGCTATTACTTTGACAGAAGTTAGTGATGCTGGGGCTTTGGCCGCACTAAACGATATCGATCTATCTAAGGTCACGGACGCAGGAACATTGGCAGGTCTAAGCAACATAGATCTTTCGTTCGTCACAGACTCTGGCGATCTAGCCTCATTGAGTGTAGTGACATCTGACTACATAGCAGCCAATGCCGTCATTGCGGGCAAGATCGCAGCGGGGGCTGTCTCAGCGAATGAGATAGCAGCTAACACGATCACCGCAGGTCAGATAGCAGCTAACACTATAACTTCTGCCGAAATATTAGCTAATACAATCACGGCATCGGAAATAGCAGCAAATACAATCACAGCAGGTGAAATTCAAGCAGGCGCTATCGGTGCCACTGAGATCTCTGTCACGAATCTTGCTGCCATTAGTGCAGATCTAGGGACTGTGACGGCTGGTAGCTTAGCGGCTACTTTGATTTCAGGTGATGTCACTGAAAAATATGCATATAGCTATTCAGATGCAGTTACTACTCTAAGCGGTTCAACAACTCTTCATGATTTTGTGATTCCAGGGCCTACAGGCGGTATTTCAAAACGAGGATTAGCAAATATTACTGCTGAATTTTCAATTAGTCGTGCAGGCGGGACTGGAAATGATGAAGTTGTTATTGATTGCAGATTGTTTAGAAAGTCAAAAGGACAGTCATCAATCTTGATAGGAACGGTAGCGGCTGTATCAGGATCTGGAAGCAAAAGAACCATTCAAATCACCGGAGATGTCACCGATCAGATCGGTCATTATGGGGCTTGTGATTCAGCGTCGGATGGCTCTTCAATTATAGATTATCGATTCATCGACAGTGTATGGTTTGATGGGAACTACACGAACATTCAATTGTTTAGGGTCTCTGGGACTGATTCATGGTCTGTAAGCGATAATGTTTACTATTCCGCAGATGCATTTGATACAGGAACAACGACATATTATGCATTTGGTAAATTTTCAGATAGTAAATACGTTATCGCAGGCGGGAATACTCAATACATGACGATCCCGATAATAGGATATTTCGGAAAGGCTACTGATCTCACTACGTTGAGATTGCAAGCTGAAGTAAGCAGTGGAGCCACCAACAGCACAGTGACTTTTTATAAAACCCAAGGCGTATTGGAAAACACAAGATGATCATTGGATATACAGATCAAGATGGCGAGCATCAGGTCACTACAGCACCAAAAGCTAGGGACGTGATTCCTATGCTGAACGATCTGAAGCAACAAAAAGCTGGTGATGAATCAGTTCTTTTTTGCTGGGCTGGATATCAAGAAGGCGAAAAAATCGTTAAAATGTTCATATCGGAATAGGTGCTTATCATGTCAAAGATTTCAGAACTTACAGATGGCGGGTCATTACTGCCTACAGATACGCTAATTGCAGTCCGTTCTGGAGCCAATGTCAAAGTAGTAAACGATACGATCAACGTTACAACGTTAAATCCTGATCAAATCAATATGGGGGACAACGAGCAGATCCGTCTTGGTAATAGCCAGGATTTGCTTATTTATCATGATGGGACTAATAGCCTAATCAATGATGCTGGAACTGGTTCTCTTCAGCTTCAACAAGGTGGCAGCACGAAACTGGAAGTCACTACTACAGGAATCGACGTAACGGGTAGTGTGACGGCTGATAGCGTCGGGATTGGTGAGACGAATCCTAGTGCAAACTTGCATATCTCTACAGACAACACCAGTACAACAAATACAGCAACATTTCGCCTTGAAGATACGGACACAACAACGCTAGGCAACCAAGGTATCGGACGAATTGAGTTTTATGGAAATGACTCGTCAGGTGCAGGTGCAGGTGTTAAAGCTGCTATTGAGGCTTTTGGCGAAGACGGTTCTGGTAGAACTACACTCAAGTTTTCTACAGCTAACGCAGTTGCAAACGATGTAGGAGCCATGTACATCAACTCAAGCGGTAACGTCGGGATTGGTGAATCAAGTCCTACGTTTGACGTTCAAATCCGCAGAGCAGCAGAAGTTAATCTTGGTCTTTCTTATACTGGACAAACAACGTCTGAGCTTGCTGCTGAGGCTAGTGCCGTAACTGCCCTAAAGTCTAGTGGTAACCTGCGGTTTGTTACTAATACTTCAACAGAAGCCATACGCATCGACAATAGCGGTAACGTCGGGATTGGTACTACGAGTCCTAACACAACCCTTCATGTATCTTCTACCACAACAACCAAGTCGGTTGTTGAAACAACTGGCGCATCCTCTGACGCTTTAATTGAGTTCACTAAGGGCCAAGGATCTGGAAACACTTGGTCAATGGGGATAGACCACAGTAACTCTAGCGCATTTTCTCTTGCCTACCTGAGTAACGGTTCGCCTAGCTTAACGACTCATGGCGTTTTAACAGTAAATACGTCTGGCAACGTCGGTATCGGCACGGCGAGTCCTGCAACTATTCTTGATTGCAGAGAAAACTCCACAGGCGGTTCTACGCAAATCCGTGTCTACAACACAGACAACTCTAACACCACAACGCAAACTGCGGCCTTGTTTTTAGCGCCAGACTCAAGAGGTAACGGCGCTTTAATTTATGCTGAAAAAGAAAACGCAGACTTTAGCACCAGTGCTGGTAGAGATGTTTCATTAGTTTTCTCGCCTGTTTTAAATAACAGTCAAACCGAAGCCATGCGGATCACCAGCGCAGGGAACGTCGGGATTGGCACGGCGAGTCCTGACACGCTTACGCATCTTTTTGGCAACACAGGCGCATCTCTTGGCCTCAAGATTGAAGCAAACGGCTGGTCAAATGATATTCGTCTAATCCGAAGCGCAGGAGAGAATGATTTTTATATAACTAATAACTACGACACTGCAGCGACGGCAGCCGATAGTGCCGCAAACGGAACGTCTGGTTTGCGTGTTGGCCGAGGTTTCTTGTCTTTTCATTCAGGCGCTTCTGGTGCTTTCAATGAAGCCATGCGTATCGACTCTAGCGGTAACGTGCTTGCTGGCAACGATGATGCGCTTGACCTTGGTTCTTCATCACAGCGCTTCAAAGACCTCTACCTGTCTGGAAATATTGACATATCAACATCA